GAAATAAGGTCGTTGCTTAAAGAAACTAGAGATGCTCGAAGTCAAGCACAAGGTACAACACCTTTTGACATACACGAAGAAGCTTTAGGTAAATATAATAATTATGAATTCACTCTCCTTAACTGGTTTACAACAATTAAAGGAGAAAAATATTTGGTGACATTAGGGAATTCAAGATCGATTCTTGTCAAAATGACAAAACTTGATTATCAAAATAGATGGCCGATTAGTGACAGAACTCTTTATCCGATGGCTCACGATTGGGATGGAGTATCAATCCCCGACTTAACAGAGGACAAACAGCGTGCCAAAGCTATACTTCTTAATTTGGGATTGAGGTCTGCTAAGAGTGATGCAATGGGTCAATATTTGTATGATAAGGATAGGATTAAGAATATGAATGACTTGAATTGGAAAACAGATAAGTTTATTGGAGTGAATGGAAGGGTTGACAATTCTATTATGCCAGTTAATAAATCAACAGTTCATCAGTACGTTAATGTAATTATGGATATTCTTGATGGAGCTGCACAGAAAGCAACTGCGACTCCTGAAGTGCAACAAGGTATTTCTAGCGATCAACAGAGGACGTTAGGTGAATTGGAATTGGTTTCGTCTAAGGTTGATACAAGATATTCAATGAGTGCGAAAGTATTTGGATGGAGTGAAAGATCATTTTGGCGACAATGGTATCAACAATACAAAAAACATTTTAAAGATAAAATTGATGAAAAGGTTGTTAGAATACAGGGTGCTTTAGCTCCGATTTGGAGGCCATTAACAAGAGAAAATATTATTTCTTCTGTTGATCCGGATGTGAAGATAGAATCTAAGGTTATTTCTGAAGCGAAAAGACAGCGTGAACAACAGGCGTTTTCTGGCTATGCTGCACTTGCTATTCAGAATCCGGAGAATGACAGGAGGTTTATTGAAAAGAAATTGGCTAAACTTAATGGGATGACTAAAGAAGAAGTTGATATGGCTCATCCTCCAACAGTTGATGAGATACAAGCAGAAAATGAAAATCAGTTGTTAAATTCAGAGAAACTTCCCAAAATAAGCGTTGACGATAATCATTTAGTACATAGACAAATTCATGCAAAGGCTAATCAAAATACATATTCATTAGTTCATATTAGACAACATGAAAAGCTGATGTTGACCAAGCGTGACAACCCAGAGATGTTTCAGCCGCCTCAACAGAATGTTCCTGTTCAAGCTCCACCCGGAGCGCAACAAGGGCCACCAGTAAGTAATCCGCCAGCTACACCAGCTCCAACAACACCTACACAATAAATTATGGATAACGAAACAAAAGAAAAGATATTAAGGGAAGGAGTGACAACAGATTTTTGGGGAATTTTGAAGGAGGTTATTGATGAAAAAATTAAGCTGATGGATGAATATTTTTTGAAAGATTTGGAGGTGTTGGATGATTATAGTGCTGAAGAATGTAAAATAAGAATGTTATTGCATCAGGCTAAGAAAAAAGATTTAGAGAACATGAAAGAGTTGCCGTTGTGGATAGTTGAATCGTTAAGTAAACCAGTTAAGAAGGAAGTTGATTTAGACCCATATTCAACAAAAGATGACTTTCTTCCCAATGAATGATATATTTTAACAGTCCGGACGATGTGTTACTCGCTATATCACAAAGTCCGAGTATAACCAACAAAAATATGGCAGATGAAGAAACCATCCCTGAAGAAGTAGAAATAGCTGCTTCAAAAGAGGATGAGGGTGTGGAAGATCCAGCATCAGAAATAGGATCAGAAGATGAAAAGGAAAAACAGCCAAGTCTTGACGCATCTGTTGACGAGGAAAGTATCCCAGTCAGGGGAAGTGCAGCCCATGTGATTGCTAGACAAAAACGGACAATTGAGAAATTGAGATCGAAAAGTGAGGACGTTCACACAGAGCCGGATGATGATGATGATGAATTAACTCCGGAAGCTGATAGAGCAATTGCAAAAAAAGTAGATGAGAGAACTGCTGTTATTATGGACCTTTTCACAAGTAAGGCAGATGAAGAAGAATTGTCTAATCTGTTCCGAGATGAGCCAGAATCAAAGGCTTATGAAAAAAGAATTCGATCTTATATGAAGCATCCGGCGTATAAAGCAGTTCCACCATCAGCAATATTCCATCAGCTTGCTTATAAAGAAGCGGCTGGCAAAAGGGCGGAAGCCAAAAGAATAGCTGATTTGGAGGCTGGAAGTATGGCCGGAGGTGGAACAACTCATAGGAGAGAACCTAGGGCTACGGGGAATATGCCCTCTGCATCAGAAATAGAAAATATGAGCGATGACGAATTCCAAAAATTACAGGATGACGTACAGCAAGGTAAATACAAAAACTCCTGATCCAGTTATAGATTACAGATACAGTAATATTTTGTAATCATTTCAAAAATGGCAAATACAACACTTACTCAAGTGTCTAATGCAGTCAACAACTTCTACGATAGAGCGATGTTGAAAGCTGCAAGACCTTTATTGCTCCATACAAAATGGGCGCAAGTTAAAGATATTCCAAAAAACAATAGTGCGGTGATTAAATTCAGACGTTATTCTTTATTGACCGCAAACACCACTTCTTTATCAGAAGGGGTAACTCCATCTGGTACACAATTGTCCGTGACAGATGTTACAGCTACAGTTGCTCAATATGGGGATTATGTCACACTTACAGATTATTTACAGATGACAACACTTGATCCGCTACTTTCTGAAACTGCGGACATTCTTGGTCAACAAGCGGGTAATTCAATAGATCAATTATGTAGAGATGTAATCGTACAGGGAACAACTATCCAATATGCTTCAACTGCTGTTTCTACAGTAACAGTTTCAGCTTCAATGAAATTGAATCGTGCAGAAATTAGAGAGGCTGTTAGAACACTTCAAGGGAATGATGCTATGAAGTTGACACGAATGGTCAATCCTTCGACAGGATTCAACAGTTCTCCAATCAATGCTGCTTATATTGGGATCATTACTGAAAACACATTATATGATCTAAAGAATGAAGCAGGATGGGTTCCTGTTGAGGAATACGCTTCACAAAAAGATGTAATGGAAGGTGAAGTTGGAAAAATGGATGATGTTAGATTTGTGATGACAACTAACGGGAAAATTCTTAGTGGGGAAGGTGCAGGCGGAATAGATGTTCATGCAACAATGATTCTTGCTGCTGATTTTTATGGTATTACTAGAATTTCCGGTGAAGCTATGAAAAACATTATCAAACCTTTGGGATCTGCTGGAACTGCTGATCCGTTAGATCAAAGATCAACTTCCGGATGGAAGGCAACCTTTGTTGCAAAAATACTTAATGAGAATTTCGCTGTTAGAATTGAACATGCTGTAAGTTCTTAAACACTAACCTTAAAACATGACTGAAAACGAACAAAAACAACCAGCTAAGTTAAGATCAACTGCGGAAGCAGATGAAACGCTTATTGATCCGGAAGAGGATTATTTACGCAAATACCAATATCGTAAACAAGCGAAATTTGGTTCTGCAAATTCTGATCCGCAACCCGGAAGTAAGGCAGAAGTAATGAAGAAACAGCTCTTATCTCAACCACGTGTTCGGGTGCTTATTCCGAGGGATGCAGGTATGGACCCAAAAATAAGACATTCAGTTACGCTTAATGGCTATAGGCTGGATTTACCAAAACAGACATATATCGAATTACCATTACAGATTGCAGAAGTAATTTCCAATTCTTTTGAGCAAACTGATATGGCGATTTTGAAAGGACAAATTGGTTCAGATCAAGCAAAACTAAATGCGTTGTTATAGTAAATATTTCTTAAACAATTAAAAGATGGCGATAACATCTACACAAACAATGAATCCGGCAAGTGTGTGCAATGTTGCAGTTGGAAGGTATTTAGATACCGGTACAGTTGCGGCTTTCACTATCACATGTGGATTTAAGCCTAGATACGTTAAAGTTTCTAATGTAACATCAAGGGATCAGATGGAGTGGTTTGAAGGAATGGATGATGATAGCGGAGTAAAAACAGTTGCGGCAGGTACTAGGACTCTTTCAACTAGTGCTGCAATTACTCCAACTAGTAACGGGTTTACTATGGGATTAGACACAGATGTCGTTGTGACAAGTCAGCAAATCTCATGGGTGGCTTATGGTTAATAAACTAGATATAGACCGCACTTATTTACGATCCGGTGAGCGTGGCGGTGCGCTCCTAGCCGGGAAGTAACCAAAAAATATATGAGTGGAAAATTTTCAGAACAAATTGCAGACTTAGTGAGGCTTGGTGTGCATGATGATACCATCCGAGCTAATCTGTTGACTGGTGGTGAAGTGTTTTTACTACTAGAAGATTCAGATACAGATTTCAATTTAATTCAGCAAAGGTTCGGGAATAACAATGTGTTCACAACTCTTTCAAATGTGAATGACGCTGTTGTGACTAATCGTAATGACATAGTTTTATGTTCAGCGAATAGTGCTCATTCAACTGCTTTAGTGACTGTTGCAAAAAATCGTGTTCATTTTTACGGACTTGATGGAGGTGGTAGAAAGAACTCACAAGGAACTAAATTTGCTACTCCGGCAACTTCTGTTGCTGCTAGTACTGCTGTTATTAAAAACACAGGAACTAGAAATACTTACAGAAATATTAAGTTTACTCAGCAAGGAACAAATGCTGCTCAAACAAGTGCGTTTTGGGATACCGGTGAAGGAACTTATGTAAAGAATTGTAGTTTTGAAGTGAATAGTATTCTTTCAACTGCGACACAAGCGTTATTATTTGCTGGTGATACTTGTCACTATGAGGATTGCCAAATTGGTAATTCAACTGTTTACCATACTGCTGCTGAGCAAGCTCCTTTGGTCATTAAGACTCCTGCAAGATATTCATACTTTATCAATTGTACGATTATAAACTATTCATCTCAAACAACCGCATCTTGTATTGATGTACCTGATGCTGATGGAGTGATTGGGTGGGTGAAATTTGAGAACTGTTCTCTTGTGAGTGCGAATAAAGGTGATGGGGCAACTGCTGGTGGCACAATGGCCGAAGCTGTAACTTCT